CTTTTATATACGCATAATTACGAATCTTGGCTCGAATAGATGGATGATTAAGAAATGAACTCCAAATATCTGTTTCATAAGTTAAATCTGAACCAGCGGCTACCTCAACACTCGTCAACTTTAATGGGCGCTTTAAAAAATTCTCCATATGTAACAATTCCTGTTGTCCAACTGACAAGTATGAGGATTTACCTGCATCAACATAATCTGGTTGATTGCCTGAAACCTCCACCACATTTTCATTTGTTGTAGAGGAAGGGTTTTCCTCCATTTTCATTTCGTAAACTTCACCAGATTCAGTATAAACCTTGTTGATATAGGTGTCCTTTCTCAACCAATCCCAAATCTTTTTGATGGTTTCTTCCAAAGAAGATATCCTAGCCTGCGCTCCATGGTACTTTTCAACACCATTGCGAACATCCGGAAAGGACGTGTATACTAGAGTTTGTCTAGCTTTAAGGAGAGAATATCCTGGCATTGGATTTGCCAGAGATTGAAAATCCTCTCTCAGTGCCTTTAGTTGCAGTTCATATTCTTGCAACTTAGTTTCTAATATCTCTCGATTAGCGGACCATTGTTGAAGGTAGAAGGGTCGATCCAAACCCAACTCCTGATAGCCATTATTTTGCGAAAAGAGATGCTCTGACTGAAGTTCGGCCTTAACTACAATCAACTCTGTTTCGGGAGGTCTTCCCTCTGATACCTCCATTGCTGTAGAGCATAAAGATTCGAATACTTGTTCATAAGTAATCAAATCAAATTTGCTATCTCGGCCATAAGACTCTGATAGCATACTCAAGAGTTTTGTTCTAAAAGAATTAAAACTCTTGGCGTGATTGTGGAAAAACGCTTCGCGTAATACTGAATTAACCATGGCTTCCAAATGATCAGGTTCGTTCATTTCTAGTGTAGGAATCCTCCACTCGAGGGTTTTGTATAACGAATCTAGATCTAATGGTGCGACTATTCTTTCTAAGACATCATGGTATACAAAATTTCTCTTCAAAAAACTAATTTCAGTAGAACACAAATATTTTTTAAAATCTGATGTCTTTTGTGAATTAGTGAATGTCATACTCGTCTGCGTATTCACAAATTCAGCAAATGTTATATTGTTGAACTCCTCTGAGATATCATCCTTCAGAGCACCAAGACAATCATCTCCATACGTTACCGGCAAAACTTTTTCGAAGAAATCATCCCTATCAGTGACGGTTATATAACCATAAACGAATAGTATCAAATTCCT